GAAGGGTCGGGGGTGTCCTTGGCCTGTCAAAAAGCCTACCCCCCTTGGCACTATTGCAACTAGAGCATAATACTTGCAGGTTATTGTAGTTATCATCTCCACCTAAAGTTCTGGGAACTATGTGGTCAACGCTTAGCCTGTCCTCTGACCCGCACATCTGGCAACATCCATCTCTTCTGATGATCTGTTCCCTTATCTTGCGCCACTTGTTGCTTGACCCAGTACCTTTAAGACTACTCATGTAGATAGACACTCTTGTTACATCTATTGCATAAAGCATAATGGATATTGTCATAAGGCACATATAACCAGTCATGCTTGAATAGGTAACATACAAGCTTCTTAATCAATGCCATCCTTTAGCCTTCCAATGCTCCCATGCGTTACACGCATTACCTTGATATCTATGATCTATGTACTTAAGCCCAAAGTGTATCTGTTCTATAGGGCTCTTGTCCTTAACGATAGGGTTCTTTAGCTGTAGTAATCCATATACATAACTCTTAGTAGGACTATTTAGGTTTCCTACTGCTTTATGATTCCAAGCAGATTCTTTGCCTATAAGTCTGGATAAGCATGAAGCTTCATTCTTAGGTAATGCTAATCGAATGTATCTCTTTGGATCAATGGCATCTATTGAGCCACTATCTGCACTAGCCATTGGTATAGATAGAGATATCCCAATAGCGAAGGCTACCCCGCGCGCTATCCGCAAGCGGCGCGCTGTGAGCCCCTTAAGGGCTCTAGCCGTTAGAGTACCAGCCCTGTCAAACATGTGGATAACTTCCGCGTTAAGTGCGTGTCGTACCCTACTTATCCACAGGTGTGCATAACTAATGGTCTGTGCTGTAGAAGCCGCTTCCCTTAAACTGGATGTTAGGAACGCTGTAAATCTTCTGCATCGAGCTGTGACAGAATTGGCATTTTGGATCGTGCGGTTCATGGATACTCATTTCCTTCTCGTAGCGCAAGTTAGCCTCGCACTCTTCGTTGGTACATTCGAACTCATAAATGGGCATTAGCGTATCTTGGCAATCTGGGAACGCACTAAGGCAGCTTGAGCCTTATGTCCCATAGCAACTAGAAATGACTGGGCATAAATACCTTTAATTCCATCCTCTGCGTGATTAAACTTGAGGCGGCTTGGAAGTGTCGCTATTAAGGCTTTATCGTCATTCCATAAATCAATGAACCAGAGAGACTTGGCAAATGGCAATAGAGCTATTCCATTATTGTGTTCCCGAAACTTAACAATCCAAGGCGTAACCTTGCTAAAAGGCGGGTTCATCCAGACTATGCCGTTCCATTCCTGACTCAGCCCGTCATCGGCTTTGGTAAACCTATTCTTAGTTGGGACTTTAACGCCTTCTAGGTGAGATGAAGCAACATCTAAATCAAACTCCAAGCCGAGATCATTAAATATCCAATCCGGGGTAAAGTATTCATCGGATAACTCGGATTTAACTACATCGTGTCTAGGCATTAACTCTCCTTACATAAGGCGCAGGTACGACACGGGCAGTTTACAAACTTCCACGATCCGCATTGCGTGCATCTTTCAGGCTCTAAGTTTACCGTGTCTTGCTGAATATCGCCGTAACCGGCCTTAAGCAATAGTTGAACCAAATCACCAAACCGAAGGAACGCTAGGTAGTTTTCACTGTCCTCGCCTTGTCCATTCATTCGGCACACCACGATAGGCAACTCATTGGAAGCTGCTGCTCTCTTGGTGGCTTGGCGCAACCATGCTAAGGGCTGGAAGTCTGTCCTAGCTTTTACCTCAATGTCGAACGGGACATTCAGGCAATCTTTCCCAGCACCTCGACCAACGCTTGCGCTTCTCCACCATTGCGAGAGATAGGCTGCAACCACTCGCTCAGTACGAAAGCCTCGGTCTTTCCTGTGTCGTGTCATAGATGCAGTTTATCTTCGCACTTCTTACACAACCATTGAACTAGCCCGTCACCACGGGTGTACTCGTTACACATAACATCGTTGTCGCATAGATCGCAATTAGTCCAGCCAAATGAACCGGCATTAAAGTTATATGTGTGACTCATGCTTTGCCTGCTGAATTAACTGTATGGCAGTCCTCACAAGTCCACTCATGTAATAAATAGCGATTCTTTATCTGTAATCTAGTAGGGAACTTATTGCATAACTGGCATATAAGCTTGTAACCCAGTTCCTCGAGTAGTTCAGCATTAGCCCTTAAATTGGCTCGCTGCTCTTCATTAGGGAATTCTTCCCATTCACCATCTTGATTAAGAAACTGTATGTATCCCATCAGCGTTTTACCTGTGGCTTCCATTGTCCGGTCTGCTTGTCAATCTCGTACCAGATAGGCTCGCATCGTTCTGCATCTCCAAGAATCTGAGCCATGCACTTCCAATGACCCCAAGGCTTGCCTGCCTTAGAAGTTCCCGTTTTCCACACACGCGCACCATGAATACAGCTCTCGTCTACTGGAGTGCCACCAAGGACATCCTTCACCATCTCTACGGCTGTCTCCAAGGTCTGAACTGGTGCTGCGAATGACTGACTCCATGGATCACTCTCTTTCGGTACTGGAACATACTCCTTCGATGTATCAGCCATCTTAGCCTTTACTTGCTCGACCTTAGCCTTTACTTCTTGGCTTGCAGCAACTTTAGACATTTCTTCGCGAGACGCTCTCTTTCCTTTAGTAGCGTAGCCTGCATTTGCGAGTGCGCGGCCAATCGCACTTGTCTCGCAATTTTCAAGGGCAGAAGTAGCATTAACTCCGCGACCCTGGACTGTTTCCTCAGCAAGGCCAGTTGTCCAAGGCCTAGAGTCTGCTTCAGTTCTATAGATACTAGCTTCAACGATAAAGCGAGAAGCAGTTGAATCCAGCAACTTCGTATGAATCTGACCATCTGGGTGATCCTTCCAGTATTTAACAAGTCGCTCTTCGACTGTTTCGTAATCTTCTAGATTAAACATAAAGTTCATTCTCCTCTGTGTGAAGCTGCGCAGCCAGGCTGGTATATGCGACTAAATCTACATAGGTATCAGTTTTTGCCGTTTCCATCGATCTTGCGATTTTGACCAATGCCATGCACATCGCGACTTGGTAATCGTTGACTGGCATTTCGAGGTATGCGCTCCATAAGGATGCGGTGCGTTGCATATTGTCACTCGGGTGACCGTAATCAGCTCCACGGTCTTGGATAGTAGCTCTGGCCTCGTTAAGGTAATCACGGGCGTTCATCGATTAACCTGGTGCTGAGTCTGAGCCTTAATTAAACGGCGAGCATTTATTTTGCCTTGAATCTTGCCGTGTTCATGGCCTTTGGCGTATCCAATTAGAAACCCTGGAAGTGAACCAATAAGCATCGAAAGAATAACTATGTGATCGTGGTTAGTAATCATTATGCAGCCACCTCTACTGAGTTAGCGCAGATTTCCTTAGCCTCTTTAAGAGTCTTTACTGTGCCCCAGATTTCTCCGTGTGCTCCGTAAGCCCAGCCAGTCTTTCCAAGCTGTGCGATTGCATTTTCATCGCCTTCGTGCATGTACCAAACATCTGTAATCCAGCAATCTGCACTCTCGTACATTCCGCTTCTAATCTTTGTGAAGTTCATTTTGTCTCCCGTTCCACCGGTGTTTCCGGCTTCTTGGGATGAGTCTATAACGGCAATTCAACCTCTACCAGCATATTTTGATAACGATATGGTAACGATTCTTGCTCATCTATCGCATCGTCTAGGCTGTAAGCCAAGTCACTTTCGCGGCCTGCCATAGACCTTCCCCTGAACTATAAAGGTGCCATTCTTCTCAATATTGATTAGATCGACTTGAACCGTAGCGTTATGGACATACATGATTGCGAACGCCATCTGCCAGTTTGCGGAGCCTTTCGTGTACCCGGCCTTCTTAAAGTCCATTAGGTTGCCAACCTCGACACCATGCAGAACACGCCCTAAACGGCCACCAGAGGCTTCTGTGAAGGCGCTACGGCCTGCCCTGTGAGTATGTCCTGAAATGACATTCTTGCCGTGTCTACGGGCTGCCTCAAGGGCTGATAAGCCACCTAACTGCTTAATAGGCGTATGGTCTCCATGAACTGCTATCCAGCCGGGAGCGATGTTCATAGGATTCTTATGGAAGGTTATGCCTAGTTCATCAAACTTCATAAACTTCTCGAATCTCAGCTCTGGCAATGATAAGAAGCTGGGAATCTTCTTCATGATAATGTTATAAAGTCTATCTGTGTGGTTGCTTCGGATGCAGTCAGTAACACCCAATTCCCAGAGCAGGTTAACGCATCTGTCACGATCATCGCCAAGGCTCTGCTCATAGGCTTGAGGGGTTCCCTCACTCCATTTAGAGATGGTCTGGAAGTCAATTTCATCTCCGATAGTAACTGTTTGGTCTGGCTTAAACTTCTGTAGGAATCTTGCTATGTTCTGGGTTACATGGACATCCTCGAAGGGAACTTGCAAGTCGCTCAGAATTACGATTCGCTTCATTAGTCCTCGTCATCGTCATCGTAGGGTATGTTGTCGATTCGATTGGGAAGGTTAGGAATAATCCAATCCGGAAAAGTCTCACGATCCGAGAGCAGCCAGAAGGCATGAGTCTCTGTGAATCCTGCTCTGCGCAGAGACTTGTAATACTCGTTCAACGCTATTGCATAAGCATCTAAGGCGCTGTAAGTATCTAAGTCTATGACTGGTCGCTTCCTTGCCATAGATAAAGTGTTACTTACCTAACAGCTCGATGATTGTATCGACACGCGTTTCTAGTCGATTAACCTGATCCTTAATGCTAGAGCCACCATTGGGCTTAAGTTCCGCTAAGTAATATTTAACTAGAAACTGTAGATAAGCCGCTGTGCCGCCAAGAACAGTAACGATTCCTACGGCTACAGCCGCAATATCTACCGCGTTCAT